GTGATGGTCTCTATGAGATCGCTGGTATCAGCATCAAGCGTTCTAACAACCTGCCCTTCCTGGCTGGTAACGTTGCTTCTGTCAACGGTGAGAACAACAACTACTCTGGTGACTTCAGCACCCACTGTGGTCTAATCTACCAGAAGGATGCTGCTGGTGTTGTTGAGGCTATCGGTCCTCAAGTGCAGACCACTGGCTCTGACGTGAAGACCCTGTATCAGGGTGATGTGATCGTCGGTCGTCTGGCCATGGGTTGTGGCACCCTGAATCCTGCTGCTGCTATCGAACTGCAGTCTGCTCGTTCCTGATAACTGAGGTAAATACCAATGGCCGCTCAAACTGTTGACGGTGTTGGAGTTACCACTAGCGCAACGTACTACTCTCGTCCTCCGATTGAACCCGGTCGAGAGGGTGGTACCGTTGCGTCTGTAACCCGACTTACTGCTGGCACTGGCCAGACAGCTGGAACAAAAGCTACTACCTCTGATAATGAGAATGGTAGTGGCTGTACGATCACAACCACTGTCACTTCTGGTGCTGTAACTGGACAGACAGTTGCTGCTGGTGGTGATGGCTACCGTGTCGGAGACGTGCTGAGCGTTGCTGGTACTACTAGCGCAACGTTCCGCGTTGCTACTGTTAACTATACCAACTGAGGTGAACTATCATGGCTGCTTCTGTAGCTGCTGGTAACAACGGGTGCTGCACAACTGATGCTGTGCGTATCTCTGTTGCCAAGACTCAGCGTCGCTTTGGTGGCGCTGCTATCGCTGACTCTGCTGTGGCATCGACCACTAAGGGTCTGCGTACTGCTTATCCTGGCGTTGAGTGCAACATCGCTAACGTCTGACTCTTTTTTTTTGGGGATCCTTCGGGGTCCCCTTTTTTTTATCTAGCATTTAACACTATTGTTATGCCCTTCCCTACCACTAACGCTCAGACTGAGCTTCAAGCTGTTAATGAAATTCTGGCGTCAGTTGGTCAGGCGCCTGTAACCACTCTTACTCAAACCAACCCGGACGTTGCGATTGCATACGACACTCTTCAACAGGTGTCACGGGAGGTGCAGGCAGAAGGATGGACTTTTAACCGGGAATATGACTACCCGTTCAATCCTGACAATAACAACGAAATCGCTATCCCCAATAACGTATTACAACTTGACTTGACTCCTGACTATAGGAATAAGGATGTAGTGCGTCGTAGTGGAAAACTCTATGATCGTACAGCTCACTCCTATGAATTTACCGAGCAAGTAAATTGTGATGTGACTTGGTTATTCGACTGGGTTGATCTCCCAATCCCTATCAAAGACTACATTGTCGCACGAGCTGCAAGTATTACCTCTAGTCGTCTTGTTGGTGATAGCACTCAGTATCAGATGCTGCAACAAAAAGAGGCGTACTGTCGTGCTATGGCTCTTGAGTATGAATGCAATCAAGGTGACTACACCTTCTTTGGGCACCCTCGTGGAGCGAATTATTACAACAGCTATGAACCCTATAAGGCCTTGTATCGCTGATGGCAAGTGTAACTCAATTAGTAAATAGCTTCCTTGGTGGCGTATCGAAGCAGCCTGACGACAAAAAAATTCCAGGTCAGGTTAGGGAAGCCATCAATGCCTATGCGGATCCCACTTATGGTTTGTCCAAGCGGCCTGGAACAAAGTGGTTGGGTAATTTGTCATCCACAACCAATCAGTTTCAGAATGGTAAATGGTTCTATATCAATCGTGATCAGGACGAAAGATATATTGGTGTGATCTACGGAGCCAATATCAAGATCTGGAATGTCAACAATCCAGCAGCTACTGTTACTGTAACCAACTCTGGTAGCAGCTACCTAACCTACGGCAGTTCTAACGTTAAAGACAGCCTTCACATACTGACTGTACAAGACACCACGATTGTCACCAATAACACCGTTACGGTGACGACGCAAGCTGCACCAAGCTTCACTACAAAGTCAAAAGGAACCATTCGCCTTTTTACTGCTGAGTACGGTGCTGAGTATTACGTTAAGGTTGGATCGGCTGCAGCTTACAGCTTCACCACCAAGAACACAGAAGATCCAGCTCTCTCAAACACGACAACTACAAAGGTTCTGAACGCAACTGATATCTTAGATCAGATCTATACAAACCTCAATCTTCCTGCAGGTGTCACAAAGACGAAATGCAAGGGTAGCATTGAACTGGAAGGTAGTTCTGCATTTACTCTGGAAGTACGTGGCGGAATTAGTGGTGAAGAGTTATACGGCTTCCAAGATGAAGTCAATAACTTTGCAACACTTCCTGCCGAAAGCAGGCATGACCGTGTAGTAAAAATCAATAACACGGTTAACAAAGAGGACTCTTACTACGCTAAGTTTATAGCAGAGAATGGTGTATCCGGTAAAGGTACATGGGAAGAAACAGTTGCGCCTAATGTTTCAAAGGGCTTAACCGCTTCTACCATGCCTCATGAGCTGGTAAATACAGCACTTAACACGTTTGAGTTCCGCCCAATTACTTGGGAAGATCGTCTTGTTGGCGATGATACTACAAATGAACACCCTAGCTTTGTTGGAAAAGTCATTCAGCAAGCATTCTTCCATAACAACAGACTTGGATTCTTGACCGGCGATAATGTATCAATGAGTCAGAGTGGTGAATATTATAACTTCTACCATGTATCAGCATTAACACAAGCTGATAATGACCCTATTGATATCAGCTGCTCTAGCCTCAGGCCTGCAGTTCTGCATTCGGTACTACCTGCTGCACAGGGTTTGGTTTTGTTCAGTAAGAGCCAACAGTTTCTACTCTACTCCGATAACGGCATTCTAACACCACGAAGCTCTGTCATTAGGACTATTTCAAACTACGAGAATGACGAACTAATTGACCCGGTAGATGTCGGCACAAATATGGTTTTCCTGAGTAAATCACCAGGCTATACACGTATTTATGCAATGCTTACTCGTGGTCAGCAAGAGAATCCGGATGTCTTAGACATTGGACGTGTTGTCTCTGAATGGGTTCCAGACTCTATTACACACCTAATAGCTTCACCACAGAACTCTTTCTTTGCAATGTATGGTCAGGCCTCACCATACGTCTACTTCTTTAGGACATATGTTGTCGGAGAAGAGACAGTAATGCAGACATGGTTTAACTGGAAGATGCATGGTGATGTGCAGTTCATTGGCATTGATAGTGATGATACATATGTCGTTACCTACCAGTCTGGTCAGTATGTGCTCACTAAAGCAAACCTTACTCAAACACCCGACGATGCCATTCTAAGGGCAGATAATGGCCAAGTAGTGCAACTGTGCCTAGACCAGTACTCAACGCCTTCTAGCGTCACCTACAACGCTTCTACGAAGACCAACCGTTGTTACCTTAAGTATAAGGATATTACAGGCCTGCAGCCAGCGGTTATTATTGCCGATCCAAATAATAGTGGTGAGTCAGGTTTTACTGTCACACCTACTCGTGGCAATGACGGTAACCCATACTTTGAATTTGTTGGGGATGATTACTCATCTCAAGTAAGTAAGGTGTACCTTGGATTCAAGTATGACTTTGATGTGCAACTCCCAACTATCTACTATCAGGCAAGTCAGAACACTGCTGACTATACGGCAAACCTAACAATCTCCCGGATTAAGTTCTCGATAGGTCTTTCTAGTAATGTCGGCTTCAAGCTGAAAGCTAAAGGTCAATCCGAATGGTATGACGTTCAGTCAATTCAAGATGCAGATTACTACTTGGCAAATGACGTTCCTTTGAATGAACAAACTGTGTATACATTACCTATCCACCAGCGGAACACTAACTTTGACTTAAAGGTCTTTAGTGACTCGCCATTCCCGATCTCTCTTACTTCGATGATGTGGGAAGGGAACTATTCTCCGAGATTCTATAGGAGGGCTTAATAGATGCCAATACCTTTTATCGCAGAGGCTGGCATTGCAGCCGTTAGTGCTGGCCTCAAAATGTTTGGAGGCGGTTCTGAGGATGCTGCAGCCAATAAGGCCACAGAGATTGCATACAAGTCTGCAATGGATCAGTGGCGCTATACCAACAGAGAGGGTAGGCGCGACTATAAATATCAGACTCGTGGCGTAGGAATTGCTAGACAGAACGAGTTAGCGGAACGCGGCTGGAGAGACCAGACTGCACAGCTTGACTGGCAGCACGGAATGGCTATCCGTGACTACGAGTACAACATGCAGATGCGTGCTTATAACAAGTCTGAAGAGACATATAAGCAGCAACTGAATTTTAACAACATGGCCGCACAGGTAGCCATGGAATCTGAAGACAGATGGTTAGATGAGCGATTTAAGGAGACAGCCTTTGCTAATCAGGATCTGATGGTACAACTACTTCAGGAAGATGGTAAGGCTAACCTATTACAATCTGGTAGGTCCGCCGGTAAGGCCGTTCAGTCTGCTATAGCAGCTGCTGGCCGCAATCAAGCCATCCTTGTTGAATCCCTTGTCTCTGCTAATAAGCAGTCTCAAGTGAACCGTAGGAAGATTCAGACCGACAAGTACGGTGCTGATCTTATGGCTGATGCTAACCGGATGCTCAAGCCTGAAATTGCTCCTGCACTGCCTAAACCGCTTCCTCTCCCTCAATCTATCTTCCAAGATCCCAAGAAGTGGAGGAATACTCCCAAGCCGAGAATGGGTGCAATGACAAATGCTGGATTTACCAGTGCAGCACTATCATCTGCCTCAAGTATTCTTAGTGGTATTCAATGGTAATCAGCTTAGACTAATTAAATGGATCAAATTTCGTACCAAGGGTACGCCCAGCGTACAGCATTTGACCCGATTAAAGCACCAGATCAAACTGCAAGAATCCTGGCGGAGGGTGAGCGAACCATACGTGGTATGCAAGCCGTCCGCAGACAGGAGCAGGAGAATCGTGATGCTTTCGCAGCGGGTCTAGAGCGTAAGAATCAGTTAGAAGCCCGTAACCGAGAGAGTAACTACAATCTCCAGAAGGGGTTTAGGGACACCTACCAGAGAGCTGTCCAACAGAACTATAGGATACAAGTTAATGATGCAAACCAGCGTGCTGGTGATATTGAAAAGATCACTGGATCTCTGGCCACCTTCTCTACCACTCTTGCTAAACAATTTACTGAGTACCAGGAGAAGAAGGGGGAAGCAGAAGAGCTTGCTGGATACAACGCAATCTTTGAACTAGGCATCACACTTGAAGAGTACAACGCTCTCAAGGCTGGTGAAGCAAAGATTGATGCCTTTGACCAAGCTACTAACAACGTCACGCAGCAGCTCCAGGAACGTGGTGTATCAGCTGAACAGATTGCTCAGATCCGAGGTCTGAGTGGTCGCAAGGCTTACGGTGCCATGAAGGCGTTTGCCATTCAGGGTGCTGATAACTACCCACTGTTTAGGGCTGAGAACCAAGACCGTGAGTTTGAAATCAACGGTGAAGCTTACACGCTAAATACCGCACGAAACGCTGGTCCTGCTGTTTGGGCTGCTGTTAATGCTCAGCTAAGAACTGAGTACATGAAGCAGTATCGGGGTCTTGATGGTAAGTTCCTCAATGAGTATCTCTTCAAGGGGATGCGTGAAGTTGAGAACCAAGAAAAGATCTCTTTTGCCAATGATCGTCAGAAGGCACTAGCTGCTGAGTACAAGGAGCAACAAACCAATGAGTTTGTTACTGACTTTAAGGCCACTGGTGCTCAAGGTGTCCTTGATTGGATCCAACGTACATCAGGTGGTACAAGTGTGGGGCTTCGTAACCAACGTCTTGCTGCTATTGACATTATGGTCGATATGGCAGCTAGTGGTCAGTTCCAAGCCGCTGATCTTGAAGATCTGCGTGGTCTAGGCGTCACACTCAACGGTGCAAAAGATGCAAAAGCATTTGGTGACCTCTATGGTCGTGACCTTGCCAAACTTGAAAATGCGATCAACGACTTTAATGTCAAACAATATCGCCAACAAGAGTTTGATCAGGAGCGGGATAAGAAGGATGCTATTGCACAGCAACACGATTATGTCACACAGAATGGTCCTCTGAA